ACTAAAGAAGCTGGCGTTGATATTCTTATAGGAGAAGATACTGCCAAAAACTGTAGTTTTGAGTTAAAATCTTTAGAAGCAATAAAAGTTAAAGGTAAGGAAAAATCTTTAAACGTATATACAATTTGAGGAAGTAAATGGCAACTGCAAAAGATGCTCTTAATGCAATAGAGTCACACGAAAGAGAATGTAAAGCATTATACAAAAGTATTGATAAAAGATTAGAAGACGGATCAAAGCGTTTCGATAAACTAGAGAACATGATCTGGGCTGTATATCCTTTTATATTGGTATCAGTAGTTTTATCTAGGTTTGTATGAGCAAAGTATTCATAGGGATTATAGTAGTTATGGTATTAGCTACTTATCTTTTATGGAACGAGAACTCTAAACTATCAGCTCTTAATCAAGCATTTGAATTAAGAGATCAAGAACAGAAGGCAGCAATAGAATCATTACAGAATGATTTTGCAAAGCAAACAGAAGGCTTGCTAGTCATTCAATCACGCAATCAAGAAATAGAAGCAGACATGAGTAGGTATCTTGATATGTTTAAAAGACACAACCTAACCAAATTAGCCGCAGCTAAACCAGGTTTAATAGAACCAAGAGTAAACAAAGGAACTAAAGATGTATTTGATAGTATCGAAGAAGATAGCCGTAGTATCGACAGTCTTGATGATGGCTTGCAGTTGCAGCCTAATACCAAGTAAGCAACAGGTAGAGGTTATATCTAAACCTATAGAAAGAACTATAGTTCAACCTATAATGCCTAGAGAAATAGATCTAAAAGATCCTTACTGGTATGTAGTATCAGATAAAAATTTAGAAGAATTCATAACTAGAGTTGAGAAAGACCAAGGTCAAGTGGTATTCTTAGCTATGTCTGTGCCCGATTACGAGCTCATGGCATATAATATGCAAGAACTAAAGAGGTATATAAATGAACTTAAAGAAGTTGTTGTCTATTATAAAACAGTTACTACAAAAGAAACGGAGTAAAGATATGAACATATCACAAGAAGGTTTATCGCTAATTAAAAAATTTGAAGGCTGCGAATACAACGCATACAAATGTGCAGCAGATGTTTTAACAATAGGTTACGGACATACCAAAGGTGTTAAAGAAGGAGACTTAATAACTCAACAAGAAGCAGAAAATTTATTAGCAGAGGACTTAAAAGAATTTGAAGAATCTGTCATAGATGCTGTAGAGATGCCAATGAGTCAACATCAATTTGATGCTCTGGTTTCTTGGACATTTAATCTAGGGCCGTCTAATTTAAAAGCATCTACTATGCTTAAAGTTTTAAACAAAGGTGACTATGAAGATGTACCTGCACAAATCAAGCGTTGGAACAAAGCAGGCGGTAAAGTTTTAGAAGGTCTGATTAGACGTAGAGAAGCTGAAGCTCTATTGTTTGAAGGCAAAGAATGGCACGAGGTCTAATATGCCGTTAACTAAATTACAATTTACTCCAGGCATCAACAAAGAGATGACTGATCTTATGGACAAGGGCGGTTGGGCTGATGGTAATTTAGTTAGATTTAGAAAAGGAATGCCAGAGAAGATAGGCGGTTGGACTAAAGCAGTTACTGGTTCTTATCTAGGAACAGGTAGAGCTTTAACTGCTTGGGTCGACTTAGACTACACAAAATATCTAGGACTAGGAACAACCTTTAAATACTATGTTAATAGTGGTTCAGACTTTGGAGACGTAACTCCTATAAGAGCTACAACAACCAATGGTATTGTCTTTGCCGCAACTAATGGAAGTGCAACAATCACAGCTACCGATGATGATCACGGAGCTGTAGTAAATGATTTTGTTACTATTAGTGGTGCTGCTAGTTTAGGCGGTTTAATAACTGCAGCTGTGTTAAACCAAGAATATCAAATTACTGCTGTACCAAGTGCAGATACGTTTACCTTTACAGCTACAGCTACAGCAAATAGTAGTGATAGTGGTAATGGTGGTTCGGGTGCTGATGCAGCCTATCAAATTAATGTAGGGCTAGATGTATATGTACCATCAACAGGTTGGGGTGCAGGCACATGGGGCTCTGGAACATTTGGATCTGCTAGTGCCTTATCACAAACAGGACAGCTAAGACTTTGGTCACATGATGCTTTCGGTGAGGACTTAATATTTAATCCTAGAGCTGGTGGTATATATTATTGGGACGAATCTGGTGGCACGGGTAATAGGGCTGTAGCTATTGATACTCTAAGTGGTGCTAACTTTGCACCTACCCTTGGATTACAGACCATAGTAAGTGATGTTGATAGACATGTTATTGTTCTAGGTGCTGACCCTATAGTGGGTAGTGCTAGATCTGGTGCTATAGATCCTTTACTTGTAGCATTCTCAGATCAAGAAAGTGCTACACAATGGGAGCCAACAGCTACTAATACTGCTGGTTCTTTAAGACTATCATCTGGATCACAGATAGTTGGCGGCCTAAGATCAAGACAGGAACTTCTTATTTGGACTGATACTGCTCTATATAGTATGCAGTTTATCGGTGCTCCGTTTACTTTTGGAATAAATTTAGTTAATGAAAACGTAGGTCTTATATCTCCTAACGGCATGGTCAATGCACCAGATGGCATCTACTGGATGGCTAGAGATGGATTCTATACATACACAGGATCTGTAAAAAGATTAGTATGTAGCGTACTTAACTATGTACTAGACGATATTAATAATACGCAATCATTTAAAACATTAGCCTTTACTAACAGAGAGTTTAATGAAGTTGGTTGGTTCTATGTGTCATCTTCTTCTGAAGAGATAGATAGCTATGTAACTTACAACTACCTAGAAGGTGCTTGGAGTATAGGTAAGCTTTCAAGAACAGCGTGGATGGACGATGGCGTATTTGAAAAACCTAGGGCTACAGGTAAAGATAGCGATGGCGATGGATACTTATATATACATGAAAGCACTGATGATGACGATGGTCAGCCTATGGATAATGTCTTCATAGAATCTGGTGACATAGATATAGAAGAAGGCAATCAATTGGCTTTTATCAGCAGAATCATTCCAGATATTAAGTTCTTTGGAACTACGCCTACAGAGGGACAAATTAATTTTGTATTAAAAACTCGTAACTTCCCTGGCGATAGCTTAACAACTAACTCAACTAGCAACATTACAAGCACAACTCAACAAGCCTTTACACGTGCTAGAGGCAGACAGCTTGTACTTAGGATACAGTCAGATGATGATGCGGCAGTAGGTTCAAGAACTGGATTCAAGTGGAGATCTGGAGCAAACAGGATTGATGTTAGAACTGACGGCAGAAGATAATGGCAAAGCTTCTTGCAAGTAGATTACCACTAGCAGGCAGTGAGGTTGATGCTACTGTATTCAACAGACTTATTAGAATACTAGAGTTAAACCTAGGAACATTTGATCCAAACGCTACACCACAATTTAATGATTCGCAAATTTCTACTTTAGCTTTTAACGCAGGTGATGTAATATGGAATACATCTATCGATGTTTTGCAAGTATATATAGGCAACCGATGGATACAGTTACATGCTCCGAAGAATCCACAAGGCTTCGAGACATCTGCATTACTAGGATCTGTTTCCGTCAAAACAGACGGAGATATATCAATTAACGTGACCACTTCCTATGAAGGCTGGGATGTAGAAAAATGGTACACTTAAAACAATATTGTATATAATTTAATTATGAAAAAAATATCAGAAGGAAACAAAGGAATACAAGCATTAGCAAAGAAGAACCCTTCTTTGGTTGAAGACAAGTTTGGTTATGATGTCCCAGGTTTTATGAACGGTGGCATGCCTCTTTACTATCAAGATGGTGGCTTAGCTGGATACATGGATGGCGGTGATGTTAGTTACATGCAAAGCGGCGGAATGCTAGGAAATTCTGCTATGAATTTTTCAAACCTTAAAAATCCATTAGATACAATGCCAGATGAATACACAAATAATGTAATGGATCCTAATTTTAAATTTGAACCAGACCTATCAGTGGATTACCAAAAAAATCCTTATGATGCAGAAAAATCAACTTACGAAAATTACATAGAAAATACAAACGCAGCAGAAGACGAGGCTAGAGAAGATGTTTTAGGATTTAATTTAGATTTAGAAACAGAAGTAGAGGATGCAAAGCAACAAGCTAAGAAAGATAAAACAGATAGAATCCTTGGAGGATTAGCAAGCTTAGGTAGCATGATGTCTGATGCTCCCCAAATGACACAGGGAAGATTAATACAAGGAATGGGTGCTTCAAGAGTTCAAGGATTTGCCATGGGCGGTATGGCTGGTTTACAAGGTGATGAAAGAGGAATTGTAGATAGAGAAGAAATGTATGACGCTGATATATTTAACCAAAGTGGCCCAGGCATCGGTGGTTTTGATATTAATGACTACATCATAAATATCTTAGGCGGAAGCGTAGGTACTGGTGGTTACACACCTCCAACACCTCCAACAGAAGAAGAGCTTGCTGAGCAAAGAGCCCGTAGAATATCTCAAGGTTATGGCGGAGGAGGTGGCATGGGTGTAGATGGATCAGGTAATTATACTGATACAACACCTGGTCAATCTATAGAAATAGATGCTAAGGATAAAACTCCAGAGTCTTACAAATTCTACCCAAGTGAAGTTTCAAAACTATACGCACAAATGAAAGGCGTGCCTTTCTCTCCATTAGTAGCACCTCCTAAAGAGGCTACTTATATAGATAGCATGAAACCAAGAAGAATAAAGAGTCAGCTATACGCAGCTGATGGTGCTTTTGTAGATAGAAGTGAATTAATTACAGGCCCAGGCGGGGAACGTGGAGACAAGATACCAGCTATGTTAAGTGATGGTGAATTTGTTGTTAACGCTGAGGCAGTTAGAGGTATGGGTGTAAGAGCAGGTGCTAACCCACAAGACGAATACGAACAACGCTTAGAGGGTGCACGTCAAATGTATGCCCTACAAAAAGAAGGTGAACAAATGATGAGGAAATATTCATAATGGGTTTATTTAGTAGTAAAACAGTCAAAGGCCCAGATGCAGAGGTTATAACAACTCCGCAAACAGGATACCAATTTCAATCTCCTTACATGGAAGATTACTCAAGAAGACTTCTTGGGTCTTACTTTGGTTCACCTGGCGAATACGAAGGATTAATATCTCAAGCTAGAGATATACCTATAGAACAAACAGCAGGGCTAACTCCACTA